ACCTACACTTTCAATATACACAACAGGGAAAGTTCTACTCGTGCAGGTAGCTTAAACTATCTACAAGGCAGGGAGAAAGGAGACACATTAGCTACATGTCTTAGACCTGCCCGTAGATAGCTTTATTTTATGGGATAAACTTTAAATCAAAGTTATCTTTAATTCTATTCTTTATAGTATCTTTATTCTTTTTCCAATATAGATACGCTTTATATTGCTTATGTTCTTTATTAACAGCCATTACTCAACTTCCTCTCCATAAAATTCTTTTCTATACTTTTCATCATAATAATCAATGATTGCACTAATTTTAAAAGTTATATTCTTTATATCTTTTGCATGATTTTCAAACTCTTTTGGATAATCCAAACTTGAAATCATATTGTTAGCTTTTTCTAAAGTATCTATATACTCAATTAGTTTTTCCATTACACAACTTCCTTTCTACAATCGTTGCACTTACGATAGCCTTTGCTTACGAACTCCAAAGGCAGAATAATAAAACACTCAATACATTGTGGCTTCTCTGCCTCAATGATAATGTAATCGTATCTGTCATTGGGTTTCCATTGACCATCTCTGACATCATCTTTGTCAAGATGAACTTCATAGATACAAGCACCATCACACTTGCAATCTTTGATATGTTGCTCTCTAGCTTCTATATCATCAACTGTCTTGATGACTTTACTTGCATCTTTGTTACAAAGCGAACACACTTTGCGACCAACCTTTGTAGTAGCTTGACAGAAACGACAAGTCCATAGGTACTTATCACCATCTTCTACTGCAATAGTTGGCTCTCTACTGCCTGATAAATCAGGCACTCTAGTATCTATTACAACAGGTACATCATTGAGTTTGTCGTAACCAACTAGAGTTCTCTTGGTTTTAGGAACGCTTGAGTTCCTATATCTTTTACTCACAGTATATCCTTTCTCTATATACGATATGCATAAAAATGCATATAGCCGAAAATTTTTGGGCTTGGAATTATTTTGCGACTTGCAAAATTTTTTGCGAATTTGCTTATGTTAATAGAATGACTTGACATTTTCGTATATCTTGATGCAGTGTGTGTTGCATAGAATACTAGAATATTTTTTTTTGTTTACTATGCATATAGATTGTTTAGTTAGGTTTTGATTATTAGGGTATCAGTTTGTGGTATGAGACAACTGTTCCTGTATCAGACCATCGTAAGAATTATCTTGATGGGTTTTTAACACGAATGGTGGTGGGTGGGTGTCGGGGGTGGGCGACAAATTTTTTTATGTAGAAGTGTGAAGTAAGGGGAACTCCACACAACTACAATGTTTTATACTTTACTGAAGTCGGGCATTTGGTCAATGATTTGGATTAACTCGGCTAGGTCATTATTTACACTAGCTGAAATTCCTTTCCATTGTAAGTGGCTCGGCTCGAAGTATGTTTGGTCATCTGTAAGAGATGTTACTTTTTCATTTATCTCTTGTAATGTGCCTTCTACTCTGTATGTTTGGTGGTAGAAGTCATTATCATCTTTAGTCTTATATACTGTGAATGTTATTATCATAGTTTCCTTTCTGCTTGCTTTAGCAAGCAAGTGCGTGCCGAAGCACGCACTCGATTTGAATAAGTTACTTTCTACGATATGTAGATTTGGCTTTGCCTTTCTTATCACTCCAAGAGTTCATTGTCTCTTTGATTTCTGCAAGAGTACGAACTTTACCTTTGGTTTCTTTAGTGATTTTATCTGTACCTAGTAGTTCTAACAACGCTTTAGGAAGTTGTCCTTTAGCAGTTAACTTGAACTTACCTTTCTTTAAGATAGTAGGGCAATTATCAAGTATATCCATAAACTGCATAATTGCTGGATAACTACCACTAGGTATTTGTTGTAAGGTGGAAGGATTAGCCATACCATTAGTTTGTTGTGCTATATGATATGTGAATTTACCACTCTTAGGGTCTACTAATTTAACCCCACAAAATGGGCTACCAAAAAATGATTGACCCATATAATATTTAGGTTGTTTAACCCAAGTATCTGAACTCATATTATTTATCCTTTCTCTATGAATTACTTATACTTTATAACCCAAACTGAATTGAGTTACAAAAAACTGAGTAAGTGTGCTTTTTTAAAGTGTCAAATTTGTTTTGTATCCTATGTTGTAGCTTGAGTGGAAATATCTGAAGGCAAAAGCACTGCTTTTGGGTAGCAGATATTTATAAGGGAAAGCCCAAACTATTGCAGAATAAATTTTATGCTTTACGAAAAGTATGCTAGAACGAAATTGGAACTCTTTTCCTATCGGCAGTAGGAATTAAATTAATGAGAGAGTTATGCCGATTACGATAAAGCTAGGAAAGACAAGGGTGGTGGGCGGGAATAGATGCGTTCGGCAGTTA